ATACCAAGACAACAAGATTTAAAATCAGCAGGATTTTGTATCAATCTTAATAACAAATTAAGCAAAATGGTTGATGAAATTGAAAAGCCTGAACCAGAACCTAAAAAGTAAATGAAGAAAATACCGTATAACAATAAGAGAGTTTATCATAAGACAGTTATTTCACAGGTTGAATATGATCAGATAATTGATGAGGCTAGTGTCGCAAAGCAATTACTGACTGATGAAAAATTTGAATTTGTTAGGCAAATTCTTTTGTCTGCTAAAGAGTATGCTAAAAATTCTATATTAGAAAATACTGTTATGGATGTAGCTGAAGAAGTAACTGTCTCCGATAGAATCAAGAAAATATTTAGGCAACCAAAGAAAATCCAAGTAGATGAGCTTTCTGGACAATATAAGTTGGTTAAAAAGTTCTTTGATGAACTTGAGGGTTATATTGCAACTAAGAAGAACCTAGAAGAACAAATTAATTCAGACCAAGTAATAGTAGATGCCAAATAAATTTCCTTTCCAAACAAACAAGTTTATAGAAGAAGAGGTTGAAATTCCAGTAATGACTCCTGTGGTTAATGAAAAAATGAAGAGGGTTGAATTCACTCAGACAAAGCAAAAAGCTACAAGAAAAACATATTACGCTGATAGTCCCTCTAAAAGAATCATCTGTGCTGGTGGCAAACATGTCTTTAGATGTCTTGATAAAGGTAAGTATATTTTTAAATGTAAGAATTGTGACTTCTATAAAATTGCTTATCCAGTGACCTATAAATTCAATGAAAAAATTGGACAATTAACTCACAGGATAACTGGAGTTCGAGTCTAACAAAGTAAGTGTTTTGTATGTTATGACACAAACATACGGCTTTCCCAATATATTAGTAGTATAACAATTTACCGCCTTTTCTGCGTATCAGCGGAACTTCGGGGTGCGAACCTCGTTATATAAATCGTCAGGTGAAGCAGAGGGCAAGAAAGGAATCTATGGCAGAAGAATCTGTTACGGTAGGCGAGCAGTCTAGCGACATTGGTACTGAGGAATCAACGGAAGTTGAGGAATCAGGGGTTAAAACTGAAACCGAGGAAGAAGTTCAGGAAACTGAAACTTCAACCGAGGAAGGGGGGGAAAAAGTCGAGTTAACTGAAAAGGGTACGAAACTTGATCCAAATCCCCAATCTGCGGTACATCAGCAGTTGGCTAACGCCAACGCTCGAATTAAGCAGATGGAAGGGGTTCTAGGTAACCCTGCTATGCTCAAAAGATATGCCGAACAAAACGGCATGACTTTGACTCAAGCGAAAGCTGAAATCAAAGAAGAGAAAGCAGAGGTAACTGACGAATTCACTCCTGATAGTTTTAAAACAGCTGATGACGTTGCTAAGGGATTTAATAAGTTTGCAAAAACTATTGAAGAACTTAAAGTCGAAAACACTCGTCTTCGAGAGAGTTATAAGGGATTTAATAGTAGTCGTAGACTTGAGCGTATTGCAAACAATATGAGCAAGGACATTACCACGGTTCAGGAAAAATACCCTGAACTTAATCCGAATAGCTCAGATTACGATAGTAAACTCGAGAGTTCGATTGGCGGACTTTACAAGGATCTGGATTTCGATCCAGCAACGAATACCTTTAGGGGAAAGATTTCTGTCTTACAAATTGCCGACAAAGTTATGGAGGCAGCAGGTAGGGCAAGAAAGCAGGGCTCTAAAAAGGCACAGACTGATGTCAAAGTGAAGCAAGCAGGTAAAGTTACATCTGGAAAAAGCAAGAAGACTGGTGCTGTTGATTCAGCAGACCCAGGCACATCTATTGCCCAGAAAATAAAAAAAGCATACGGAGGTTAATAGCCTCTATGAAAGGTAAATATGGCTGGAGTTCAATATGGTCAGAGATCTACATTAGGTGCAAGCGACACAGACCTTCACATTAGTATTGAAGATCAAATCGTAAAGTATCCTAATTATAGAAAAGAACTGATCAAACGCCTAAACGGCAAAAACTTTAAAAAGGCTGTCAAGTCTCATAAATATGAATGGGGAACCAGAGACAATAGAAAATTACAGTCAACTGTCAACGTAGGTTGTGCAGTTGATGGAACCGTAATTGTTGTTAATGACCCAGGGGTATTTAATGTAGATGATATTTTCCAAGACTCAGCTGGCTCACAATATATTGTTGAATCTGTAGGTGGTGGTGTTAATGTAACCTTCCGTTTCTTAACAGGATCTACCGCTCAGACTACAATGGTAAACAATGAGGCTGTCTCTGTTATCGGTATGGCTACCGCTCAAGGTAAGACCGCTGATGACATGGTGGTTACTCCCTTTATTGATTTATACAACTACACTTCCATCTTGGAAGATGTTGTAGATCTTACTGGGACTGAACACATGTCAATGATTCGTGGAGAAGAGAACAGTGGTCAACTCATTGCTAGAAAGCAAAGTGAATTGGTTGAGAAATTTCAACGCCAATTAGTTGTAGGTGTAAGAACCAAAGACGATGCTCGTAAAACTACTACATTAGGTGGTATGAAATTTATGATCGACACTTATGCTGCTGCAAATGCAGTTGATTTTGGTGGAGATATTTGGGCTACGGATAGAACTGTGGAAGACACTATTGATGAGGCTTTAGACCTGATTGCTGAAAATGCATTCGACAAGCCAGTCATGTATGTCACTCCTAAGTTTATGAAGAAGTTTAAGTATATCCAAGATGACACGACAAGAACTGTGCTTCGTGAGAAGAGCAGGGGTGTCGGAGTTGTTAAAACTTATATGTCCCACACATTTGGTGAAATTGACGTTGTTCAACTTCAAGGAATGGGTGAGGTCATGGATGATTACGTCTTCATGGTTGACGAGTCTATGATCGGATATAAGCCTATGCAAAAAAGAGGATGGTTTACTACCCCTCTAGCTAAGCTAGGTGATAGTTATAGATGGCAGATACTAGGTGAATATACATTCAAGATGGATGTACCTGAAGCCTGTGTCTACTTGTATAATTTGGGATTAGACTAAAAAAAATATATAGAGAATAATGGGGGAGGTATCCCACTTTCCCCACTCTATTTAATGAAAGGAATTTTATGTCAGAAACAGCAGTAGGTAACACAACTTTTGTATTAGGAAGAGATCAAGATTCAAATCTTGAGACTCGTACTTTTACAAATGGACAATCTTATGATTTATCCATTGATTTAGTGCAAGCCTATACCGCGAATGATGCCACATTTCCGTACCCAGCCTAATTTTAGGTTGATGTATAGGAATAAATTAGAGAGAAGGCTTATTACCTTCTCTCTTTTTTTATATATGTTTCCAATATCTTCTAGAGAGAATGTTCCAAATACATCCAGGAGATACTTTATATTGAATAGATAATTTTTCTTGAGTATATTCACCAGTTTTATACAAGGCTCTTATTTGTAAAACTTTTTTCTCAGTAAGTTTAGATGCTCCATTTTTAGAACCCCTAGCATTTAGTTTTAGCCTAGAGGCATGCTCCATGTTTTCCTTATATGTACACCATTCTAGGTTATCAACATAGTTATTTTTAGGATTCCCATTTATGTGATTAATGCAAGGTTTATCTTCATTATTAGGTATAAAATGTTGTGCCACCAACCTATGGATTGTTGGTCGCACTTTTTTTCCTTTATAAATAAGAGTTACTCTCAATCTTCCAGTCCATAGTTCTTCTGGTTTTAATATTTTTTCTGGAATACTCTTTGCATTGGGTTCACCATGATTCAAAACAGGTATCTTTCTTTTCAGGCTTTTAACCTCTCCATGATTAGAGATAAGATATATTTCTTCAAAGTTTTTTATTGGCTTCCATATTGTGTTCATGATTTAATCATACACTACTTTTCCTAAATTGCATATAATAACATTATTTAGACACAAACAACACTAAAAAACTCTAATATTATAGTATTATGGCTTTAACAGAAATAAATACATCTATCCAGACATTAGGCGACGTTTTATCATTTATGGCTCCTTTCGCTGGGGGTACAGTCCCAACAGAAGGTGATGATGAATATGATCAATGGATTGGATGGGTTCAAAATAAACAAGAGGAATATGCTAGGCGTGCTTTTTGGAGAAGATGTCTAACCAGAGAGGTAATCGAATTAAGTGCTGATGCAACAACCCACCTTCTTCCTGATAAATTTAATAAACCAAATACTCTTTATATGTTAATTG